CTGCTGGCCGATTTCCCGTCGCGTCCGGACCACGGCGACGAACTCGCCGTCGATGGGACGAACTATACCGTCTACGAGGTGTCGGTCGATCTAACCGGAGCTGCGCGCCTGCGACTGCGCCAAAACTCGTGAGGCTTTCATGGCTTCGGTGCGAATCTGGCAGAAAAAGGAGGTTCGCCTCGACCGGCTCAACGTCAAGCAGACGCAGATGTTCAAGATCGCCAACGTCGGCGTGGCGTCCGTCAAGAACCGTTTGGCGGCGGCGCAGGGACCGACCGATGGCGCGGCCAAGCCGCTCTCCCGCTACTATGCAATCCGCAAGACCAAGATGGGCAAGGGCAACCGCCGCAACCTGATGCTGACCGGCGACATGCTCCGGAATTTCCAGGTCCGGACGGTGAGCGAGAACAAGGCCAAGGCCAGCAACTCGACCCGCAAGGACCGCATCAAAGCCTGGATCACCCAGAAGATCGAGGCTTGGGTGGTGTTCTCCCCCAAGAACCGCGAGGTCGTCCAGCAGGCCGCAAAGAAACTCATCATGGAAATGGCGCCGCGCCTCGCGGTGGAGCGCAGCCTCGGCGGCAGACAGCAATGATCGACACCTCAGTCCTGGTAGACAACCTCGTCGCCGTCCTGCGCGACATTCCGGAACTGGTCGAGGAGATGGGCGGCGATCCGGAGCGGATCTTCGCGTACCACGATCAGTACCCCAAAAAGGTCAGCCTGACGCACGCCATCCACCAGATGCCCGCACCGTCGATCATGGCGGTCTGGCAGGGCACCGGCCCCGGTCCGTTCGGCGGGATGGACGTGTGGAAGCATCAGATCACGCTGTTCCTGCGTGCGCGCGAAACGTTCGACGGCGACCCGCCGACTCCGTACTACCGGCTATTCCGGTTGATCACGAAGGGAGTTCCGGCCGCGAGCGGGCAGGAGATGCTCAACACCACGATCCACACCAACTGCCATCCTATGGACCTGCCGTTGATCCAACGTCAGGCGGATGCGGAGGGCCTGGATTACTTCGAGGTCCCGATTACCTTCACCGAGATTGGAGACGAATGATGCCCGAAACAATTTGGATGAAGCCGCCTTTCGGAGTGGGTGAACCGAAGGAGATCGAAGCGACGCCCGCCGTGCTCACGCCCTACATGGTCTCGGGCTGGACCCAGTGCGACCCGCCCGCCAGCCACAAGGAGGTAACGACCGATGTCGACGACTAGACTCCAGGAGGTCCTGGTCTGCTTCGGTAAGAAAAAGCAGGCCGATATCGCGACGGCGCAGGCTGCCGCCGACATGTGGCGCTTCAGCAAGATCAACGCGGCGCTCGCCAACCCGAAACTGGCGACCGAAAACGACGCCGACGAATATGGCAAGGGCCACGAGTTCCCGACCGCCACATTCAAGACGGCGTGGGATGTCAGCGTTGCGTTGGAGAAGTATCTCAGCGCGGAGATCGGCGCGTGGGCGGTCGCGTTCGGCCTGGGCAAGGTCGTGAAGTCGGGCGCGGTGAACTTCGTGTACACCTGCACGCCGTTGATTCCCTCCGCTGGCGACGCGGCGGAACTCCCGTACCTTTCGTACGTCGAGCAGATCCGTCCTGGCGGCGGCGTGGTCGTGGACCGGCAGGCGGTCGGCATGGCCGTCGAGTCGTTCCAGATCAGCGTGGGCTCCGGGCCTGGCCGCGCCAACAGCAAGATCAGCGTCGAACTGGTCGGCTCCGGCAAGGTCATCGACACCGCGACCGGCATCACGATGCCCGCCGCGACGACGGAGAAGCTCCTGCCCCCCGCATCTCTTACGCTGACCATCAACGGCGTCGATTACGTCACCAACAAGAACATCGTCTCCCTGGAGACGGGCTGGAAGAACAACATCCGGATGGACGCGGGCTTCTACCCCGGATCCGGCTTCCAGACTCCTGGCGACGGGTCCACGGGCGCGATCCGCGGCAGGCTGGAGTTCGGCAACCGCGCAGGCAATCTCCGGTTCGTCGCGCGCTTTGAGAACGGCTCGTCGGAGTATACGAAACTCAAGGCGCAGACCACCGGCACGGCGGTCGTCCACCTCCAGTTCGACACCAACAACTCGCTCGATCTGACGTGGCAGCAGGTCGCCTATTCCGTGGTCGAGATCGCGGAGACGGACCAGATCCTCACAGTCGCGGTCGAGTGCATCCCGATGTACCACTCCGTCAACGGCATCCTGACGGCGGTAGGCAAGTGCGCCGTGGACGCGATCTGCCAGTAAGGAGACTTCCGATGGACAGCAACACTCCTGTATTCGACGCGACCAGGCCGGTCGCCATCAACCTCCGCGGCCCGGACGGCGTGAAGACCGTCCGGGTCCGCTTCCCCTCCGACGACGAGTGGGCCGAACGCCAGCGCCGCCGCAAGGTCATCGTGAAGCAACTTGGGCGCGGGATCTCTGAAACGACGATCCCGAACGGCGAGGATATCGACGCCGCGATGCTGGCGAAGATCCGCACCGAGGAGGAACCCGAAGTCGACGCGTTCGAGGCGCAGAAGGTCGTCGAGCAGTTGGCCACCTGCGACGTGGACGATGTCGTGTTGGCCGGCGACGCCTTCCGTGTGACGCTCCGAGTGCTGGGTGGCACCACCACGTTGCTCATCAAGATGCCGTCCGCGAAGGACGTGAACCAGTACCGGCGCGGCTTCGCTCGCGTCCTGGACCTGCCGTTCAACCGCCAGGAACTCACCGTCAACGTGCGCGCGGGCGGCGACCTCTACAAGAAGCTCATCGACGCCACCGAAGGATACGCCGGAGACGTGCCGATTATCCATCAGGCGGTCGCGGTCAAAGCCGCCATCGATGCTCTCGACGCATCCTTCCAGGAGGATCGGGACGCAAGTTTTTAACCGGGGAGTGGCCCGAACAGCCCTCCCTGCGATACCTCATCCACTGGGCCCTCCGGCGCGATGAACTCTGCGAACCGGGCTTGTGTCCGGACGGGCCTGCTGGCGGTCGTTGCGACGTCTGCCCGCAAGACAAACTCGACGCCGCGCAGACCACCGAAGCCGGCCTGCTCATCCGGCGCTCCCTCGACCTGCGGGCCGCGTTGAACCTGGGCATCCGTATCGGCCTGGAAGAGATCCCTGCCAACGAGTTTTACGCGATGCTGATCCTCGACGACGAACGGGACCTGCTGGATCGCGAGCGGACGAACATGCATGGCAAGCAATAACCAGATCGAACTGGTCGTCACCGTCGAGGTCGACAAAGCGAACCAGTCCATCAAGAGCGTCAACGCGAACCTGTCGGGCATCGAAGCCGCCGCCACCAGGTCGGCCCGCGCCGCCTCGCACGGCATCGACGGCATGACGGCCTCGATGGTCAAGGGTGCCACGGCCGGCAACCTGTTCGCGGACGCGATCAGGAAGGCCATCGAGTTTGCCAAGGAGTGGACCATCACGGCGGCGAAAGAGGCGGCACACGACGAGCGGAGGGCAGCCGTCACGCGGGCACTCGCCAAGGCACACGGTGACGGCGCTGCCGCCGCGCAGAAGGCCATTGAGGCGATTCAGGAGATCGGGTTCACGTCGGATGATGCGACCGCCAGCGTTCAGAAACTGATCATCGCGGATATTGGCCTGGAGAGGGCGAAAGGACTCGCGACCATCGCGAAAGACGCCGCCGCCGTCAGCACCGAAGGACTGGATGCGGCGCAGGCCTTCGAGAAGCTCATGTTGGCAATCGAGACGGGCCAGTCTCGCGGCCTCCGGTCCATGAGCCTGTTCCCCGACCTCGCCAAAGCGGAGGAGACGGCCCGGTTGCAGGCGCAACTCCACGGCAAGACGCTGTCCGAACTGGAGGTAAAGCAGATCCGGTACAACGCCATCGTGGAGGCGGCAGTGAAGATTCAGGGATCTGCGGCCGAAGCCGCGAAAGGCGTTGATGGCCAGTTGGCAAAGCTCGGGCGGGAGGTCCACGAACTACAGCAGGACGTTGGCAAGGCGTTCCAGGGCGAGTTGCAAACAGTCGTCAACATCTTGAAGACAATGGTGGGCTGGTTCAGGGACCATACTGACGCCATCGAGAAGTTCGGGAAAGGCACGCTGGCTCTTGTCGGCATCATCGCCACGATCACGGCGGCGACGGAAGCCTGGGCCCTCGCGCAGGGCGCGCTCAATCTCGCGATGGCGGTCAACCCGGCGTTCCTGCTGGCCGGCGGCATTGTTGGCGCGGGCCTGATTATTTATAAAGAGTACTCCGACATGACGGAGGAGATGGAGAGGCGCTACAAGGAGATGGAGAACGGCGCGCTCCGCAAGGACGTCCTCTCCGGCAAGACCAAGGTCGAAGACCTCCGCAAGAGGGGCATGACCGACGACCAGATCCGCGAGCTCGTCTCCGGCCGCAAGATGATCCCCGGCGAGGAGTCTCCGTGGGGCGAGGTAGGCGCTGCCCTGCCCAAGATCAAGATCGGCGGCACCAGTCAGCCCGACCCGGAGGCGTTGAAGCTCGCCATCGAGGTCCAGAAGCGCATGCGGGAGAACGAGAGGTACTTCAAGGACCAGGCCATCGCCGCGGGAGGCGCGGGGAAGACCGGGTACGCGAGGGACGTTGCGGAGATGAACGCGGAGATCGCACGGCGCACGTCGTTCACGGATGACAAGGGGACGCATCAGGTCGCGCTCACCAAGTCGGCGTGGGAATCCATCATCGACACGATGCAGAAGAAGCTCCAGGCGTTCAAAGGTCACTTCGCTCTGGAGAACCGGAAGGCGCTCGCGGATTACCTCAAGGACGAGGAGGAGAAGCGCCAGCGGGAGATGGAGTTCGAGGCCAAGCGATACCAGGAGCGCCTGAAAAACGACGTGGACATCGCGGAGAAGACCCTCGAGCACCTGCGGCAGGCATACGCCTTCGAGGAGCAGCGTGCGGGCTTCGAGCGCGACGCGCGCCTGCGCCAGTTGGAGGGCGTGGACGCCGTTACGCTTGAGCAGAAGATCGCTGTCGAGCAACAGAAAGCCGCAATCGAGATCGACTATCTGCAAAAAGTCCACGAGGTGAAGCAGGCGCTCTACGACATGGACACGCGCCGGATGCTGCTCGAAGAGGAGTTGACGCTCAAGCGCTTGGGGTACAAGGCCGACGAGATCAAGGCGCGTATCGCGGAATTGACCCAGCAACGCCAGGACATCCGTGCTCAGGGCGACGAGGCGAACGACGTCGCGATCCAGGCTGCACGCGAGAACGCCGCCAACCGGACCACGCAGTTGGTGCGCGACCACAACCGGCAGCTCTTCGAGTCCCTCAAGCAGCAGGCGGGCGGCGTGTTCGACGCCCTCCTGTCCAAGTCGCAGTCCGTCTGGAAGGCCATCGGCAACTCGTTCAAGACCGCCATCCTGACGGCCATTAAGGAGGTCGTCACGTCGCGTGTAGCGGCCATGCTGATGCAAATGTTCACCGGCCAGAAAGTGTCGTTCGCGGGTGGCGGCGCGGGGCCTGGCGGTAGCGGCGGGATGCTGAGCGGGCTGGGTGGCCTGCTGGGCGTCGGCGCGGCGCCGGTGTTCAGTGGTGGCGGGCCGATCCCTGGCGGCACGGCGGGCGGTTGGGGCACGCCGCCGTTTCTGCCGCAAGGGGGCGGCGGCGGTCCTGTAGCGATGGGCGGTGCCGGTGGCGCCGGTGGCGGCGGCGTCACGTCCACCGCGGGAGTTGGGATATTGGGCAACCTCAAGCAGAGCGTCCAGGGCTGGAAGGAGATGCTCACGAGCCTCGGCAACCTCGGGTTCAAGCCGGAGCGGTGGAGCATGGATGAGGCGGGCAACATGACAAAGCTCGCCAACGCGCGTGGCGTCGGCGGGATGAAGGGCGGCGCCATGCTGGCGGCGGGCGCGATGCTCGTGATGGACGGCCTGCGGCGTGGTGGCAAGATCGGCGTCGCGGAGACGACCGGAGGCGGCGCGCTCATCGGTGCGAAGTTCGGCGGGCCTTTGGGCGCGGCCATCGGCGCCATCGCTGGCTTCGCGGCGGGGATGGTTCGGTTGTTCATCAAGGGCGCGGTCGAGAAGGCCCGTCAAAAAATCAAGGACCTGTACGGCATCGATATTCCGGACAAGGCGCTCTTGCAGCAGGTTGTGGACACTGCAAAGCAGCGGTACGGCGGCAACCTCGACATGGCGATCCGCACGGACGAGATCCGCGACCTGATCAAGTTGTACGCCATGAGCACCGGCCAGCCCACCAAGGGCATGCCCGCCACGGTCCATCCGCTCGAACTGGCGCAGTCGGGCGGGTCGCTTTACCAGTCCCCCGGATACGCGAACGGGGCGGCGCTCCCCGGCATGGGCGGGCTTCCCTCGCTCGACAGCATCGGCGGCGGCGTGGCGTCCGGAGCGGGGCCGGTGGTGATCCAACTCGACGGGCCAGCGACCACGAGCCTCCTGCGCGGCGAGGCGGTGCATGCCATCGCGGCCAACCCGCGCGTCGTCGCGGGCGCCTCGCTCAGCGCGGCCAAATCGAACGCTGGACGCCGGGAGTTGACGAGCCTGCAACTCAGCCCCGGCCTGGTGACCTCGTGATGCCTGGCTCGGTTGCAAACGCTTCTCCGGCTACCGTGCTGCCGAACAGCCTGTCCTGCGCGTTCGTTCACTCGCGCGAGTACCCGGTCATCGACAACAAGTACCGGAACGGCGAGTCGCAACGGTCGGCGCAGGCGGCGACCAGCCGCAAGAAGTGGAGTCTCACCAAGCGCCTCGCGCCTGCGCAGTTGGCCGCGCTCCGGACGTTCTACGATGCCCGCAACGGCACCCACGAACCGTTCTACTTCTACGATCCGTACGAGACGAACCCGAAGTTCTCGTACGACCCGACCGGCGCGGCGGTGACCGGCAGGTACACCGTCCGGTTCAACACCGATTGGAGCCAGTCGGTCGGGCCTGGCCGGTCGGACGTGCAACTCGAACTGGTCGAACTGGCCTGAGGGGAGAATCGATGCCTGGAAAATCGCAGTCCCACACCGACGCCGTGCTCAACGTCCTCCGCGGCACGGACCTCACCGGAGTCGCGCCGTTCGTCGGCCTGTTCTCCGCAGCGCCCGCCGATGACAATTCGGCGGGCACGGAACTGGCTGGCAACGGCTACGCTCGTCAGGCCATCACATTCGGAGCGCCCACGACCGACGCCGGGAACGTCCGGAAGGTGTCGAACACCAACAACATCCAGTTCGGGCCCGCGCTCGCCAATTGGTCGCAGGCGGTTGCTTTCGGCGTGTTCGCTTCGCTGGCGGGCGCGCTCCTGTACTGGGACGTGCTTCCCACTCCCAAGACCGTCGAGCAGGACGACTTCGGCCAGTTCGCGGCGGGGACGCTGGTCGTGAAGGAGGACTAAAGCGATGGCCGACAACATCGATATCACGCCGGGTGCTGGCAGGACGGTTGCCACGGACGAAGTAAGCGGGCGGCACTACCAACGGGTGAAGCTCACGGGCGGCGCGGAGGGATCGGAGAACCATGCGAGCGTGCGCGCGGACGGCACGCAGGAGGTAAGCCTTGCGGACGTGAACGCGGCTCTGTACGCGATCCTCGAATCGATTGCCCGCCCGATCTCCCAGGAACCCGGCACGGGCCGAACGCGCGTGTCCTTGGAGTCTGCGGCGGTGACGATGACCGGCGTCACCACGGTTACGACGGTGAGCACGGTGACCTCGTTGAACCAGTTGAACACATGGCCCATCAACGACGTGCTTCTCAAGGGGCTCGATCGCAATCTCTGGAACAACTCCGTCCGGCAAAGGATCTCCTGACATGCCTACGACTCTCGCTTTCAAGCCTTTGATCGATCTCCCCGAGTGGCGCCCCATCGCGAACGCGCCTGCCGTTTCCGCTGTTGGCTCGCAGTTGGTCGCCGGCCTTCGCAATAACAGCGACCGTGGCGCGTACGTGTACCTGCTCACGAGCAGTATCCTGCTGCATGAATACGACGTGGAGGACGACGACTGGCTCACCCTCGGGTCGCCCGCTCTGGCGGGTACTTTCGGCGCGGGCGTGGGCGCGGTGATGATGCCTGCGCAGGGGCCGCGCGGAGTGCTGGCGGGCGGCAACACCACGTCGAGCATCGTTCTGAGCACCTCGCTCTCCGCTGCTGTCGCGCCGAACCAACTCGCCAACAAGGGCAACAGCAACGGCTTCAAGATCCGCATCGTTGGCAATAGCGCGGGCGGGTCCGGCAAGACGGAGATGCGGTACGTCGTCGGGAACACGGGCGGGACGACGCCGACCCTGTATCTCGACTCCCCGCTCTCGTTCACGCCGCAGGCCACCGACACGTACGAGATCCGGTCGGGCCGGTTGTACCTGCTGGGCGCGGGCGCACAGGCGGCGGGCCAGTGGAAGTACTACGACATCGCGACTAACTCGATGTCGAGCAACCTCTCCCTCACGAACCTGCCCGCAACCATCGCCACCGATTCCAGTTTTCTCGCGCTCGACGAGTCGTACGTTCCCTACGATGCGGACCCCGGCGAAGGTTTTCTGGCCGTTCTTACCGCGACCGGATCTGCGGCGACCAGTATCACGGGGCAGGCTGCAAGCGGCGACGCTGCCGTGCTCCTGAACGAGTACCGGAACTTCCAGATCCGGATCGTGGAGGATACGACCATCCCGACCGCTGCGGGACAGCGAAGGAACATCACGTCCCATACGGCGGGCACCTCGCCGGTCTACACGGTCCCGGCTTGGACGGTTACGCCGTCCGCGAACGCGAAGTTCGTCATCGAGAACAATGGAGACCGCATCCTGCTATGGACCTCGGCGCAGCAGAGTACGTACACCTACAACATCGGCGTGAACGCCTGGGACACAACCACGTTCGCCACGCGCGGCGCGGCAATGGGCGCGGGATGCTGTTCGTTCCCGTCGTTTTTCCTGCGTCCGGACGCGCAGAAGCTCTCGCGCCATAGCTACATCCTCAGTTTCCGTGGTGGCAACGTGGCAACCCTCGATTTGTTCGATATCGCGGGAGCAGCGACCGGAGCGTGGACGCTGGCCGCCCCGTATGGCGGGTCGGGCGGCGTCCTGTTCAACACTGGATCGTGCGGCACGCCTGACCCGTACACCGGCAACGGGCGGTTCGCGTTCATCAACGACAGGGGCACTCAGCGGTGCTTGAAGTTTGACGTGCAGAACCGGGTGCTCAGTCCTGCGTTCTATCTCCGGTATCCGATGGGTACGGCGGTTGTCGGGCAGCGCATGTCTACTGCCATGTTCGTGGACGGCGACACGAAGCTCGTGTTCCTCATCCTGCAAAGGATGGCGGGCGCGGAGTGCTTCGAGATGGCCGTCCAGAAGTAACCCATGTCCCTCTTGCTGCTGTTTGGCGGCAAGACGATCCACGCCCTCGCGGGTGTGGCGGTCGGCCAAGGCAGTGGTGCCGCTCGACTGGCGGTCCTCCGGCGCATAGCCGGTGCCGCTTCCGGCCACGGGACCGCAAACGGGCCACTGGCGCGCGTAGTCCCGGTGGCTGGCCTGGCTGCTGGCGGCGGGACCGTCTCCGGCGCGCTCCGGGTAGCTCGCGCCCTGCGCGGGATCGCCGCCGCCTCCGGTGCGGTGGCGGCGCGCCTGGCGGTCGTCCGGAAGTTCGCTGCAGCGACTGCAGGATTGGCTGACGTTCGCGCACGGTTGGCCCGTGTGCGCCCGCTGGCTGGCGAGGCGTCCGGTACGTCCACCGTCCTCGGGCACGTGTCCTGCGTGCGCACGTTGGCGGGTGTGGCCACTGGCTGGTCCCGCGTCATTGGCGTCCTGCTGTCGTCGGTCGGGACGCCAGCCACCCGCAGGTTTCGCGTCCGGCGGGAGGCACGTACGCTGCCGGTCGCATGCGAAACCCGGTTGCATCGCGTGCGGCGCGAGACGCGCGCCCTTGCGATTGCGGCGGAGGACCGGATCATCCATCCGCAAGCCGAGACGAGGAGCATCGACGCATGACGTTCACAAAAGACCCGGATGCGGTCCTCGACTATTCGGTCGATTGGTTCCTGTGGTTGGCGGGCGACCAGATTTCCTCAAGCGACTGGATCATGGAGCAGGGCGCGACCATCGAGAAGATCACCGACACGTTCACCACCAGCAGAACGGTGGTGTGGCTAGGCGGTGGGGACGAGGGCGTCACCTACCTCGTGACAAACCGGATCGTGACCCTTGGTGGCAGGACGGACGACCGCACCATCTGCGTCAAAGTGAAGGACCGTTGAGTTGCTGTTCCTGAAAGCCGGAGTCCGGATCGGTGGGATGCGCCCCGAACTCGTCCTGGCGGTGATTGCCGCGGAGAGGGTGTACGAGGAGGCGGGCCACGACTTCACGATCACGGCGTGCGTGGACGGCAAGCACATGACCGGCTCCCTCCACTATGCGGGCGCGGCCATCGACAGTCGCACGCGCGGTATCCCGCTCGCGGAGGTGCAGAAGCTCATCGCGCGCATCAAGGCGTGCCTGGGCGACGACTTCGACGTCGTCCTGGAAATCGATCATCTGCATCTGGAGTACCTGCCCAAGCAACCCCTGACCAATGTCTGACACAATCGGCAACATCACAGTTCCGGAGATCCCCGTCTCCGACACGTTCCCGATCATCCCCGAGTACCCCTACGGCCGCGCCAGCCATCCGGACGTGGCAATCCACCAGTTCGGGTCGGGCAACGCGAAGATCGAGCAGCGCTTCCTGCTGGGCACGGGTGCCAGACGGTTCACCGTGCGGCGTACGTGGATGAACGACGCGCAGCGGATCGCGCTCCGGAACTTCTGGGAATCGAAGTATGGGCCGTACGGCGCGTTCACTTACAACGCGCCCAACGACGACGGCAATGGAACGACTGCGTTTACGTGCCGGTTCGCCAACGAGCCTTTGTCCTGGCAGATGGTCGCGGACTGGGTATGCTCCGTCGGCGTGACGCTGGTCGAGATCCCCGCCAGCGATCCGGTGTACGCGCTCAACTCGACCGCGATCCGGTTCCCCTCGGGCGGCTTGCCGGCCGCTCTCCTCTCGCAGGTCCAGCAAGTAATCCCTCTCATCAAGATCCAGGCCCTCCAGGCGGCGTACCCCGCCATCTATCTCTCCGACCGGCGCTGCACAGTCGGCGCGCAACTCTACCAGGCGCGCCTAATCGACTTCGACGGCATCTCGCAGGGCATGGGCAACGAGTCCGACGACGCCTCGTTCACGTTCGGCAACGCCGATCGCGTGATGCGCGACCTCGCCAACGACGTGGACCTGTACCGTGCGGCGATCTCCTTCTCCCTGTTCCACGTCGGCCAGCGGATCAAGCTCGATCTGTGGAAGGGCGATATCGTCAACTGGACCGTGGACGCGGGGCCGGAGTTCAAGGTCACGGCGTCCGATGGCCTGTACGAACTGAACCTGCCGTATCCGACGCGGAAGATCTCCCGCACGTGCTGGAAGGCCTTCGGCTCGCAGGCCTGCCCTTATGCAAGTCACGGCGCGCTCGATCTGGTCCACTTCCCCTCCGGCAATGCAACCAAGTGCGACAAGGGTTACGACACCGCGAATGGTTGCCTCGCGCACGGGATGAAGCGGTACTACGGCGCGATCCTCGCCGAACCGCAGGGCGTCCGGATCAAGGACAACTCGACCGGCGTGTGGGGCTTCGCGCGGTCGCCGCTCACTAGCGTGTCGCTGGTCGCGGATTCGATTTACGACCAGGTGCTGCCGGAGATCTACACCGACACCGACATGCCGGTGAACTGCAAGGTCGCGGCGGGCCGGGACGAGAGCGACTTCTACGAGGCGCTGGGGATCGTGGGCGAGGGGCCGCTCGTGGCGTACGCGACCCCGCGCATGGAGGACAAGGACGGCGACAGCGTCGCGGAGACTTTCGTGGGCCACACCCTCGATGGCCAGATGCACCACGGATTCCCCGCCAACAACTATGGCCTCCGCACAGTCCTCGGTGACGATCCGGCCGGCGCGACCGACTTCTTCTCGCTCGACCAATCCGGCAACCAGACGGGCGGCGACTTCCGCAAGGTGTACTCCGGCAACTCCACATACAAGGACAACTTCGCGGCGGGCACGGCGTTCGTCGTGATCCGCAAGTCGGACGCCAAGGGCCTGCAACTCTCGAAGCCTGGCGACCACGCCATCATCGCCACCGTCTCGATGGGCATGCGCGGATGGGTGTGGACAAGCCTCGGCGTCCGCGCGTACGGGCCCGCGCTCACCAACCCGGTGTGGATCGCCGTCAACATGCTGCTCCGGGCGCGTGGTATCCGGTTGGGCGCGGACGCCACGACGCAGCAGTTGAACGACGCCGAAACCTACTTCGACGTGCAGGCCGCGCTCGACGCCGCCGCCATCTGCAACCAAAGCGTGACGAAACTGGTGGGCGCGGGCAGCGAGACGCAGTTCGTGTTCCGGGGCACGTTGCAGGAGGAGAAGCCTCTGCGGGACTGGCTCCAGGAGGTTCTCATGAACTGCCTGGGCTATTACACGTTCTCGTTCGGCAAGCTCAAGATCGGCATCCGCGAGAACTCCTCCGTGGTGGAGACGTTCACGGAAGGCAACATCGTCTTCCGCAACCTGCAGCAGGCTCCGGCCAAGCCGTCGTTCAACCACCTGACCGCCAACTTCGCGGACCAGGACTTCGCGTTCGTGAACAACAGCGTGGCCGTCTACGATATCGACCACGCCTCGCAAATCGGCGGCGGCACGGGTCCGATGTACCTGAAGTCGAGCGTCAACCTCTGCGGCACGTCCAGCAAGTCGCAGGCGGCGCGGATCGTGAGCGTCCGTCTCCGCGAGGAGTTGGGCGGCATCACCGCGACGGAGTGGAGGAAGGCCCGCCAGATCGGGTTCAAGACCACTGTGCTCGCGCTCAACACGGAACCGGGGATGGTCTGCTCGATGACCCACGACGACATGCCCGGTGGCGCCGGAGAGTTCCGTGTCGTCTCCTGGAGACTCAACAAGGATTTCAGTATCGATATCCAGGGCCGCACGACCACGGACTCGATGTACGACCTCGTGGCGGGGCCGAAGCCCGCCGACGTGGAACCGATGCCCGTGCCGGAGGAGATCCTGTACGACACCGGGCTTCCCGGCATCGTCACCGGTACGCCGAAGCTTGGGGACTACGGAACCGTCGCGCTCGATGACATCGTGATCCAACCGGACGATTCCGGCAACGCGAATGTCGTCTCCGCGCACGAGGTCACGATGGGCCTGTACTACGTGGACGAACTGGCCGCGGATCTGTGGGCCAGCCTCGACGCCGACCTTGACAGAGACACCGACCCGGCCACCTTCGCATGCACGGTCAATCCAGACACGGCGCGCACGTTCAAGGTCGGAGACTTCGTAGTGTTCAACGACGAGGCCAAGAATCCGGACGTCGGGTATCTGCGGTCGTATGAGTGCGCGCAGATCATCGGGCCGGGGAGCGACGGCGATGTGATGCCGGCCGGGAATTTCCAGCTCCAGCGGGCTTATCCCGGCGTCGATCCCGGCTTCGCCACTTTCGGCACCCTGCGGTGCGCGCACATGGCGGGCATTCGCTTCTTCAAGCTCGACATGAAGACCTTCACGTTCAGCGTCAAGAAGGGATTCTTCCGGACACCCGGCATCCCGGCGCGCGTGGAAGCGAAGCTTCCCTCGGCTTGCGTCGTGGCGATGTTGGTCGGCGTGGCCAATAACTTTGGGTACAGTCCGTTCACTGTATGGCCGATGGGCCACCACAGCGAGCCTTTCATGCCCGGAGACCGGACGTGCAACGGCGGCGCGTACACCTTCCAGATTCCCGGCGCGCTCGCGGTCGCGGACACCGTGGTCATCCCGATGCGCGTGCAGGATAGCGCCTCGATCCGGTGCATCTATGCGTACGTCCAGACGCCCACCACGGACGGCCAAAGCGCGTACCTCGTGAAAGTGTCGCGCGACGACGGCGCGACATGGGAGGTGTTGGAGTACATGGGCATCGCTCAGATGCTTCCGGATGGCGCGAAGAACACTTACGACTTCGTGGTGAGCCAGGGGTACGGCAAGCCCGTGACGCGCCGCCTCCCGTACAACGATTTCGGCATCATCCTCGTTGAAGATGTGGTGGCCGGTCCCAGCCAGCAGACGGTCCAGACGGCGTCGTACGGCGCGTCAAGGCTGGGCTTCGATGTGGGCGAGTTCGTCCACGTGAACCTCGGGCAGGCCGACGAGGAGTACGTCCAGGTGCTCGCCGCCGACCAGGAGGCGCAGACGTTCACGGCGGTCTTCACGAAAAGCCATTCGGTCGGCGCCACTGTGCGGCCGACCATCTGGCCGACCGCGATCCTCAACGAGGGCGACAGCCTGGCGTTCGATATCCTTGGCGTCGCGTCTCCCGACGCCGGCAGCGACCTCACTGTGGTGGTCCAGACCTGACATGGCCGCGGAACCGCTCCATATGTTCGACCCGCGCCGCAACTTCCAGTTGCAGGGATTCACCGGGCGCGGCGCGACGACCACGATCCACGACGCCTCCGAAACCGATGTGTCCATCTCCGGTATCTTCCAGGGTGCCGAAGACTTCGCTGTCCTGGGCCTGTACGACGCATACGATTACTATGCTCATCTGCGGTGCAAGCACCTGCCGCGGACAGACCTGTCGGGGGTGGCGTGGTCTTTCGATATCGAGTATGACCACGATCTCGACGGCGCGATGCGACTGGACGCCGCGAAGTACCCGTCCGTCGCGTGGGACGCGCTCACCTTCGTGTGCGGCAAGGGCGTTGCGCCCGACGATATCTACGAGGTGAAGCTCACCGGCGAGATCCAGAATCACTATCTCGACGGCGAGGAGACGCCCGCCAAAGTCGCCGTCGAAATCTCAGGCGCTGAGATCCTCGACGGCGGGATCGACTGGCTGCATCTTCACTTCCGCGATACCCGATACACGGTCACCAGCACGGACTGCCGCGCGCAGACGCTGGCCTGGATGCCGTTCGGTCCGAACATCGACACCGAAACCGGCGTTCAGACCTACACGAAGATCGACGTGATTAGCGTCGCGGCGTTTACACCGGGCGACACGATCACGATCGAACGCACCGGGACGAACGAGGAGACCACCACGGTCATCGAGGTCGGCGTCGATGAAGTCTCTGGACCGTACCTGCTGGCATGGGTCACCAAGTCGCACACGTCGGACGTGTATATTACGCGCGAGACGCGCGCCATCCACGTCGCGCAGAAACTTGCGGACATCATCAACACGTACGGCGCGACGGTGGCGGGCCGCTTCGGTCCCGACTACTCGCAGTCGATCAAGGGCACCGCTGGGGCGGGCAGCACATACCAGTCGGGCACGCTCTATCTGGAGTTCCTGTCGCCGGAATACCGTAAGTATTACGGCAAGCTCGGGAATCTCGACCGCATCCTCGTGACGCACGGGCGCACCATCGGCGGCGTTCCGGACGCCCAGCAGGGTTTCTTGTGGACGGATGGCTCCGGCTATTCGCCCCGCTTCACTGGCGGCGACAACACCATCAGGCAGCGGATCTACATTAACCCGTCGCATCCTTCGGGGTTCAAGGACAAGCTCGGGCGGTTGGTTCCGATGAACGATTGCCGGAAGATTTATATGGTGCTGGCGCCGCGCTTCGAGCGCACAGAGGAGCAACTGGAGGACGGTTGCTTCCTGACTGCGCCCGTAAACACTGGCGACGCGACGTGGCAGGTGGATGACTCCTCCAAGCTCACAGGAGGCAGGTACTTCATCGGCACGCCGACGAGCGAGGAGCGGATCTTTCTCTTGGGCGTCGACTCCCCGACTCAGATCCGGATTCAGCGCGCGTACGAAGGCTCGATTGCTGGCTCCTGGCTGGCTGGCGCCCGGTTGAAGAAGCTCTCGCCCAAGAGCGGGTTCGGTTCCGATGTGGAGTGGCGCGTGGCCCTCTCGAACTTTGCCATCGATGAGGGCGACGCCAGCCTGAAGGTGGGCGGGGGCAGTCCGCGCATCGAGGAGTCCGAAGCCCGTTGCAGGTACACCGGCTATTGGGAGGACTACAAGTACGCAACCGGCTGGCCGTCGCAGTGGTGGGCCGGTGGCCACGCCAAGCGCACTGCGCCGTCCGATGCGAACGACGAGAGGAAGGTCGTTCTGTCGTATTCGCATCCGGAAGAGCACGATCTGTATCTCGGCACGTTCCTCTACACGAACTGCGGGAAGATCCGCGTCGATGTGGACGGTGTGACCAGCGACCACGATCTGTATCTCAGCGAGTACGAGGGCAGGGTCGCGAGCATCAAAGTGCGCGGCGGCATGGCGGCCGGAAACCACACCGTCACGATCACCGCTTTGTTCGAGAAGCACGCGAGCAGCACCGGGTACTACTTCTATTTCGATTACCTCTGGCCGATTGATCCGCAAGACGTTCCGGACGCGCCGAAGATGTACCCCGATGTGTCCCTCGCAATCGATTTCGACACCGACCACGGCTACAAGAAGCCTCCGGCCTGGCATCTCTGGCAGCTCCAGAAGCTCGGGTTCAAGGGTCACGCCGACGTGTACATGGGCGTGTTCTGGAACAACAAGCGCCAGCGAGTCGGCGCGAGCTACCCGCACGCCACCGTCGCCTTCGCCGGGACGCCGGCGCCCGGCGACACGGTTTCCATCTCCATCGGCGGCAGCAACATCACGCATGCCATCGGGTACGGCGAGACGCTCCAGGAACTCGTGTCCCACATGCGCGCGACGATCAACGGCATGTTCGCGGGCGTGTGGGCCGACGATAACTTCGGGACGAGCACCACGCTCAGGATTCAGAGCAAGGCTCCCGGCTACACGTTCACCATCGCGGTCACCTCGGCAGTGAGCGTGTCCCTCACCTTGACGGATCACCTTGGCGCGGTTGGCACGGAAGGCGATTGGGAACTGCTCGACTCCGTGTCGCCGGTGATGACTGAAGGCGCGCGGAAGTGGATTCGCGATCTTGCGGGCCAGTTTCAGGCGGCAGGCATCCCCGCGTCGTTTGCTTTCTCGATGGAGGTGTACAACCCGCCCGCCGCGATGCGTGCCAAATATCTCCGGTTGAACGGCGGCGTCGTCCAGCCCGGAAACGACGTATACCTGGAGATCCCCTCGCACCAGATGCACTTCGGAACGCGCGTCCGGAACTACCTCAGGCAGATGTACAAGGAGTGCGCCGACCAGATCGCGGCGGCGGGCCTGCCGGTCGTGCTCCAGTTCGGGGAGACGCAGTGGTGGTATTTCGACAACCGCGCCCAAGACCCGCTGGGCGGGATGTCGTTCTATGACCAGGAGACGATCGATGCGTTCGCGGCAGCGAAGGGTCACCAGATTTGGCCGTTCACTTCCAACTTGGACGATCCGGCTGGCGACTCGGCGCACCCCTACGAAACCGCCGACTTCCTGCGCGACCGAATCGGGGCCTACTGCCAGGACGTGATCGCGTATGTGCGCGGATACCATCCGGCGGCTGTGTTCGAGTGCCTCTGGCCGCTTGACGCGAACCAGGGGAAGCCCTCTCCGGACCCCGCTTACCGCAGGCTCCTGATGCATGTGAACCTGCCAAACCAATGGAAGAACTCCTCATACGGGATCAAGTACTTCCGTTGCGAGGGTTTCGACTATGACATCTGGCAGAAGAACGTAAACCTGATGGCGCAGACGATCTCGTACGCCAGCAAGACGCTGGGACGGCCCGCAGGCGAGTGCATGTATCTCGCGGGCCTCTACGGTCCTCCGGACCCGCCTCTGGCCCAGGCGTACGGGCTGTGGCTGCAATCGTCCTTCTACTCGATGTGCTTTTGGGCGTTCGACCAGTTCTGTCTCAACGCGAGGCCGGTCCCGCTCCCGGCGTGGGTGCAGTCCTCCGGAACGGCGGCGGTCTATCACAAGCCGCGGGCCGCCCGCGCAGTGGAGGTGGTGACCGCCGTCGAGGTCGTGGCGTCCGCAGGCGGCGCGCTCAACCGCTTCGCGTTGAACGAGAGGAGACTGAATGGCTGATTATCCGGGCGCGATTGACAGTGCATCGAGTCTCTACACCCCGGTCAATGCGTTCTCTGGCACGGCACTGGAAACCACGACCACGGGCGCGGTCCTGGTAGGCGACTCGACTATCAACGTCGCGTCCACCTCCGGGTTTGCCGCGAGCTACGGCATCCTCTCGATTGATGACGAACTCGTGGTGTATGCCGGCAAGACCGCCACGCAGTTCAGCGGGTGCCAGCGTGGAGCCTTCGGGACCGGAGCATCCGGCCACGGCAACGGCGTGGCGGTGAGCGCGAACATGGTCGCGGGCTTCATCACCGCGCTCCAGTCTGCGGTCTTGGCCATCGAGAACGATCTGGGCACCGCCGCCGCGCGCAACTACATCCGGAAGGACGGCGCAGTCACAGTCACCGGCCTCAAGACCTTCCAGGACGGCGTGGAGTTCGGCGCGGGCACAAAGGCGGCGACCGGCCTGGCACGCCTGCCCAACGCCGGAGGGATCAAGTGGAGGAAGCAGGACAACTCCGGCGACCTCGGCATGGCTCTCAACGGGAGCGACCACCTCGCGATGGACGCCATTATTGACTTCGCGGCGGGCCAGACGTTCGGCGCGTTCTCTTATCCGGACGCAACCACCGCCGCCAAGGGCATCGTCCAGATCGACGCCGTTGGCGGTCTGGCGATCGCGGGCGGTGTTGTGTCCATCGCGGATACCGCAGTGACGCCCGGAGCGTATCCCAAGGTCACGGTCGACCAGAAGGGGCGCGTCACTGCTGGCGCGTTGCTCCTGGCGGGTGACCTGCCCAGCCACACCCACACGGCGTCCGATATCGTCTCCGGATCGCTCCCGTTTAAGATCCAGAAGGCGGGCGCGGACGTGGGCACGCGCCGCGCGTTGAACCTTATCGAGGGCGCCAACATCGGTCTGACCGTCGGGGACGACGCTGGCAACGACCGCGTGAACGTGACAGTCGCGCTCGCGTCGGTCCCGGCGCACAACCATGCGGAGTCGGACGTAACGAACCTCGCCGCCGATCTCGCGGGCAAGGCACCGCTCTCGCACACCCACGCGCAGGCCGACGTGACTGGCCTTCTCAACGCGCTTGCGGGCAAGGCTCCGACCAGCCACACCCACGCAGAGGCCGACATCACCGGCCTGGTAACGGACCTCGCGGGCAAGGCTGCATCGGTCCACACGCACGCGAGCGCGCAGATCAGCGACGCGACCGCCGCCGCGACCGCGAGCACGGTGGTCCTGCGCGACGGTTCGGCGGGCGCGAACTTTGCGTACGTCGCCGCCAACAACCTGTGGGCATACCTCGACTCGCACCTCCAGTCCGTCGAGTGCGGCGCGTACGGATCGGTCGGCGGCGCTTTCGAGAACATGGCGAAGTACTCCGAAGACTTCAGCGTGGCGACGTGGGATAAGAATGGCGGCACTTGCACCGTGGTCGCCAATACGATTGTGGCGCCGGATGGCAACTCAACGGCCGACGCAGTCACCGCGAGCGGCGCGGCGGGTCTGATCCGGCAGAACATCGCGGGCCTTGCGGCAAACGGCCAGTATACGTTTTACGTTTGGCTCAAGGTCGCATCCGGCACGATGACTGTGTCGCTCGGCATCCTCGACAACGGCTGGACCACGTGGCTGGTGGGTCCGACCGCCGTGACGCTCACGACGTCGTGGCAGCGGTTCAAGGTGACCGGCACCATAGCCGGCGGTGCAACGGCGCTGTGGGTCGCGATCGGCCACTACACGGACGGTTGGACGTCGGGTCTGTCGTTCCACGCTTGGGGCGCTTGCCTCCAGCAGGGCAACGATCCGAAGCGCGGGTACGCCAGGACGTGGGGCTACCAGACCGCGCAGGCGCTCGCGGGCGTGGCGTGCGGGCCAACCGTTATCTCCGCGATCAACAACACGGATTCGCCCCTGAAGGTGCGCGGTCCGGGCTCCCCGCTGTCGGACCACACGCTCCTCGAGGTGACGGCGGGTGGCGACCTGATCATCGCGGGCGGGACCGGCAACGGGTACCGGCTGGCGGAACTGATGGGGGCGACCAACCCGAACGGATGGTCCGGGGTGCTGAAGGTCAAGAATCCTGCTGGCGCAACGGCCGGTTACATCCTGCTGTACAGCAACCCATAATCCCGAAAGGACGACCCGATGAAGTTCACACTGGACCACACCCAGCGTCTGAACCTGCACGCCTTGCTGGGCGCGCAGCGTGCGGACGTGGGTTCGATTCGCGCGATCTGGAGCATCCAGGATTGCATCGCGCTCGACGCCGGAGAAGAGAGAGCCGTCGAGTTGAAGCGCGAGATGGTGGCGGGCCAGGAGCGCGTGGTGTGGAACCCCGCGCTCTCGATCCCCGCCAAGGATTTCGAGTTCTCCGATCCGGAGGTCGCCCGCATCAAAGCGGCCATCCAGACGTGGGATTCGTATGGCGCTAACGCCGACCGGCGTTGGCTTCAACCACTTGTCGAGACGCTGTTCCCGGCGCCACCGAACGAAGGAGACTTCAAATGAACGCTTTCACGATCCTGCACCGGAAGCCAGTGCTACTTGTTCTCGCCGCGACCTTCCTTCCGGCGCTGGCGCCTGGCTTCCTGTGTTCTCCGCCCCATCTCCTCGATGCGACCCGCCACCTTCGCAATTAGATTCAGGGAGACGGATGATGGAATCTTCCCTTCCGACAAATAGCGTGACACGTAAGCCGCGCTCGATCCTGTCAGGCCGGCGTGCATAGTGACGATGAACGCCACAGCCTCTGCCTCAATCTCCACAGTCCTCTTATTCAGTCCGGTTCGGCTGGGCCACCAATAGTCCTTGTCGGTGCCAAGGTGCCCAAGGTAGATGTGAGCCAGTTCATGACAAATGACCCCATAACGGCTCCGGTCGTCCAGCTTTTCATGGATGGCAATCCGCATCTTGGATTCCGAATCGCCGCGGGCGAGGGTGGCAAAGCCGGCGTTGGTGGAAGACAGGCTCTTAAAATCGATCCGGATGCGGTCGCGGACTTTGGCGTTCTCGACCGTGCGATGAAGCCAATCTGGCTTCCACGAATCTCCCTCGAACCGAGCGAACCTGCTGAGCTCCTTCGGCACCTCCTTGCCCTCGGTCTGGTCCAAGTCATAAACGAGCATGACCGGGTGCATCGGAGCGAGGATCAGCATGGGCCGTGCATCTTCTTTGAGATGCCGCTCAAACCGACGCGTCCAATCAGTCTCAGTGGCGTAGAAGCTGCAACTGGGGTGCTGTATTCGGACCAGCATGTTGTTGTATGGAGCGTAGTCCCGAAAGCTGCCCATGAAACCAACCATGTCTTGGAACTCTGTTGATCCTCGGTACGCGGTACTTTGCCGGAGAAGCGAGTCAATACTCGACTCCACCTCCCGTTTTGGCGCACCTGCGCCACGCAGCGCTTCTTCCAGTTCCCCTGAGAACAACAACGCGCGGAGGTACTCACGAACGGCACGGGTGATCGAAGGCTCCTCCGCGATTCGAGTAAGCACAGCTTCCAGCGACCATCGACCCTCCCATCCGACCCGCTCTTCGATGCGGGTTAGCAGATCCCAAGCAGACGATTGTTCCGATGCGAGAATCTGCTCACGAACAAGTGATTCAACCTGCTCTTCCAACTTCGGGTCGCCAAAATCCAGTTCACCCTGCTTCGTATCTGACATCGCTATCCCTCATAAGTTCCTGAAAGTCAGTTCTCCTTCTTCGGTTCCGATCCTGCATCAGGCGGCGGCGCCGGCTGCGAGCGGGGAGGCGTGAGATTGGTGTTCCGCGACAACATGATGCTCTCGTTGATCCTTCCGATGATGCCGGCTGTCAGTGTCTTTCGAGAGGGCTTGCTGGCAAAGGACAAGCCAAGCTCGTTCGTCAAGAGCTTCAGATCCGCCGTCCCCATCTCCTGGAGCCGGGACTCAACCCGGTCGGGCGACTGTTCTTTCCAAACGCGCACCAGTCCGTCGAATGCGGAAATGGCTTCTTCTGCCGACATGGTCGGCCGCTCCGGCGTACCATCCGCGACTCGCCTCGGCTCCTTCGCCTGGCCAGGTAGGCTAGAGACGCCAAACGACCTTTTGACATGTCGCTCAATTTGATTTACTCGCCCTGCGATCTCTCGAAGAGCCTCGCGGATATCGGCCATCTGCCGGCCGAGGTACTCCAGTTCCTCGTCACGGCTTCGAAACGGTTGCTGGTTCTGCTCCGACAT